CATGCGGATGGACGGATTCCCGCCCAACGGCATGGACAACATTGAGTTGCCACGACCGCCGATGGCCACGGCCGATGCCGTCACTTCGGTGGCGATCACCTACACGACCGAGAGCGGTGCCGTGGTGGTGTTCCCGTCCAACGAGTACCGGGTCGATCGGCACTCGACGCCGGGCGGCATCAGCCCGCTCTTCGACCAGGCGTGGCCTGTGCATCGCCGAGACGAGAACGCTGTGGTGATCACGTGGTGGGGCGGGTACGGCGAGGACGGCCGCAGCGTACCCACGCAGATCCGTCACGCCATGCTGATGCTCGTGGCTCACTGGTACGACCGGCGCGAGTCTGTCGTGACCGGCACTGTGTCCAAGGAAATCGAGTTTGGTGTGAAGTCGCTGCTCGACTCATGTCGCTGGGGAACGTACCGATGAGCTCCACGTACACACAACTTCCCGGCCAGCTTGGCCTCTCGCTTCGCCGTGGCGACGAGCTTGGCACGACCATCGACTTCTCGCCTACGACGATGACCGGCTACACGGTGTCGGCCGTCATCACGTCGCTCGTTACTGGCAGCACGGTGGCGGCGTTCCAGACCACGCTGACCAACGCAGCGGCCGGTATCGTCAACATTGCCCTGACGGAGCAGCAGACAGCCGCCCTGCCGGTCGGCACGTACGGCTGGCGTCTTGAGTGGGATGCACCCGGCAGCGTGCGGCGTACGGCGTTGCAGGGCCTCGTGGAGGTAGTCGGGTGACGACCACCGCAACCGTCAACAGCAGCCCGATCACAGCCACCGTCTCCGGTGCGTCTGTGTCGGCAACCGTCACGAGCTCAAGCACGTCGGCGAGCGCGTCCGGCGGCGTCGGGCCTGCCGGAGCAGCAGGCGCGGCCGGTGCGGCCGGAGCCACTGGACCACAAGGCCCAGCGGGAGCCACGGGAGCGAAAGGCGACACGGGATCCCAGGGGCCAGCAGGCCAGACAGGCCCACAGGGGCCGCAAGGCGCGACGGGCGCCACGGGACCGCAGGGAGAGACAGGACCGCAAGGGCCGACCGGCACGCAGGGCGCGACAGGTGCTCAGGGTCCGCAGGGTGCGCAAGGCGACACGGGCGCAACTGGTCCGCAGGGACCGGCAGGCGCCACTGGAGCGAAGGGAGACACAGGGCTGACCGGTCCGCAGGGGCCAGCCGGGCCAACGGGTGCCACAGGCCCACAAGGCGACACCGGACTAACAGGAGCCACTGGCCTCACCGGGGCGACAGGCCCGGCCGGTGCAACTGGGCCGCAAGGCCCACAGGGCGACACAGGCGCTCAGGGGCCGCAAGGCACAACCGGTCCGCAGGGTGCAACCGGGCCAGCTGGAACGACCTCGTGGGATGGACTCACGGACAGGCCGACCACGTTCACGCCCACCAGCCACGCCAGCAGTCACGCCGCAGCAGGGACCGATCCGCTGACACTCTCTGCGAGTCAGGTGAGCGGGCTGGCGACTGTGGCGACGAGCGGATCGGCGGCAGATCTGAGTGCGGGCACGCTCGCGGATGCGAGGCTGAGCAGCAACGTGGTGACGGCCGCAGCTCTTCACGCCCGGCTTTCCATGCCGACGGCCGCCGTCGAGACGTTCCCGCGAATGGCCATTTCGTTTCTTGCAATAACCAGCGGGAGCACGATCTATTCGTTTTTCACTCCACTGACGACGGTCACGGTTTCACAGGTCACAGTGTTGTCCGGCGGCACGGCGGCGTCGGGTTTGACGCTCGCCCGCATCGGGCTGTTCACCTACGACGAGTCAACGGGCACGGCGACTCTGGTGGCACGGATCGCGAGCGACACCACGCTGTTCACGGCAACCCGCACGGCATACACAAGAACATTCGATACCGCCGGGTCGTTCCCAAGCTCTTACCAGCTTGTTGCTGGGACTCGCTACGGCGTGGCTGTGCTGTGCGTCGGTACCACTATGCCGACGATTGAGGGCAACTCGGGCCTCGCGGAAATGTCTGCGCTAACGCCGAGGCTCTCAGCGTTACGCACCTCCCAGTCTGACCTGTCCACTGGCACGGCGACGAACGCTCAGTCGCAGGTCATATACGCGAGGTTCTCATGATCACTACCTATCTCGGCATCCTTGACGGCCTGCGTGTCTGGGAAGTTCGTGACGAGGCGGGCAACGTCATCGGCATCAACCAGAAGGCCGTGGAGCCTGAGTCGCCAGCCGTGCCGGCAAGCGTCTCCGCTCGCCAGATACGCCTGTGGCTGGTCGCTCACGGCGTGTCGCTCGCTGCAGTCGAGGCAGCCATCGACGCAATTCCTGACGCTCTTCAGCGGGACAGCGTCAGGGTCGAGTGGGCATACGCGCCATACGTCGAGCGATCGCACCCGTTCCTAATTCCGCTCGCTGCGGCTCTCGGGCTGACGGAAGAACAAGTCGACCAGGCGTTCGTCGAAGCCAGCCAGCTATGAGGGCCACATGATCCGACCAGGTGACTTACGCGAGCGGGTGACTGTGCAGGTGGCCAGCGGTAGCACTAACGCGCTCGGCGAGACCGTGCTGGCGTGGTCGGACTCCTCGGCTGTGTGGGCCAGCGTCGAGGGCGTGTCGGCCCGCGAGGCCCTGTCGGCAGGCCAGCAGGAAACCACCGTGACGCACAGGCTACGGCTGCGGTATCTACCTGGTCTCACTAGCCAAATGCGGTTCGCGTGGCGCGGCCGCACGCTGGAGATTGCCAGCCTGCTCGAGCACGGGCACCGCACCGAACACGAGGCCATTTGCATGGAGCGTCGCAATGGCTGAACAAGTCGGCATCAGGATCACGACGAACATCCCAGGGCTGGAAAGCATCCGCAACGCGTTCGAGGCTTTGCCAAAGAACCTCGCCGCGAAGCACATGGCCGCCGGTCTGAGGCGTGCCGCAGAAAAGGGCGGCACGCTGCAGGCCCTGAAGTCAGCCACGCCGAGAGGCCCTACCGGGAACCTCCGGCGGTCGATCGCCGTGAAGAGTAAGCGGTACCCGCGAACCGGTGTTGGTATCGCCATCCTCGGGTTCAAGTCTGGCCGGAAGATGAACGAGCCGTACGACAACACAAAGCTGGGCTACCACCAGGGCCTCGTCGAGTTCGGCACCAAAGAGCGATTCCGCCGCACGAAGGACGGCCGCAGGGTGTCGACCGGGAAGATGCCGGTCGGCGGCTCGTACGGCCGGCCTCCAATCCGATCGGCATGGGAGCAGACCCGCGAGCGTGTTGAGTCGCTGATGGTCGAGGAAATGACCAACGCTTTCGACAAGGCCGCGCGCGAGCTGGCCGACAAAATCAAGTCACTCCAAGGGCCGTTCTGATGGCTTTGAAATCTCCCGAGGCGGTTCTGAGAAACGCCCTCATTTCGGACACCGACGTTCAGGCGTTGGTAAACGGCCGGATCTACCCGCTGCGGTACGTCGGGCCGTCACCGATCCAGTTTCCGATCGTCATCTGGCGGCGCGCCCGCGTCCTGCGTGAAATGGCGATGAGCGGGCCTGTGGGCCTTCCGAAGGTCTCGGTCGAACTCTACGTCTACGGCGTGACCTACGAGGCGGCACGGGATCTTGCGGACAAGTGCCGCCGCGTTCTGGATGGGTTCGCTGGCAGTCTCGACAATACGGAGGTGCGGCAGTCGCTTCTGATGGACGAGGCCGACGACCTAGTGGAAATCGACGGCGCGGAAAACTCGCTCTATCTCGTTCGACAAACCTACGACCTCTTTTGGCTGGAGAACTAATTCATGGCAAGCCACGCTCAGGGCACGACGCTTTCTTTTGCTGGCGCAAACTACACGGTGACGAGCGTTACCTACTCGATGACCGACGTGTCGGCAGGCGACACCATCGACGTTTCGCACCTTGGGCAATCGGCTGGCAGCAACGTGCTCACAATGGATCGACCGCTGAAGGGCAGCGCCACCGACACGGGCCGCGAGGTAAGCATCGAGTACATCGGCACCGCGCCGATCACTGACGGTGCCACCGGCACCCTGGCCATTACTGGCGGCCTGACGCTTTCGGCGGCCGCGACCGTCAGTTCGTCGAGCGTCACGCTGACGGTCAACGACGCCACGCGTGGCCAGGCAACGTTCCGGGTCGCGCGAGTCTAGTCACGGAGGTTTCCGTGGCGACGTACTCGCAAGGCTGTGCGGTTTCGTTTGCCGGTGCTTCGCTGACTGAGCTGACCAGCGTGCAGTTGGAGCTTGGCGGCGGCATGCCCGTCAGTCGCAGCGGCGGCTATGCACCCAGCGGCGGCAGCGTGAGCGTCGAGGGTCTCGCTCCGGGTTCTTTTAATTGGGGCCAGTACGGCACGCTCAGCATCAGCGGCGGCGGCGTGAGCTTGACATACAACGCAGTATGCACAGGCAAGGGAGCCACTGCGGCTGCCAACGATGTGACGCGTTACACGTTCACGTTCGACCTGATTGGATGAACTATGGCACTAACAAGAGAACAGATTCTGGCAGCTGACGACCTGGGCCTTCTCGAGGTCAATGTCCCTGGGTGGAGCGGCAGCTTGTTTATTCGCGTGATGACATGCGGCGAGCGCGACTCGTACGAGAACGACTGGGTGGCGAACAAGGGCAAGGGCGTCGAGAACTTCCGCACGAAGTTCTTGGCACGCTGCCTGACTGACGCCAAGGGCCAGCGGTTGTTCGCTGACGCGGACGTTCCGCTGCTGGCCGCCAAGTCGGCTGCCGTGTTGAACGCACTGTTTGCAAAGGCGATGGCGCACAACGCTCTGAGCGACAAGGACGTGGAGGAACTCGCAAAAAACTAGCAGTCCGCCCGACGCGTGTTTTTCTGTTTCGTCTGGCGGCACATCTCGGAATGACGGTCAAGCGGTTGTGTCAGGAAATGGACAGCCGGGAGTTTGCTGAGTGGATTGCGATCCACCGGCACTTCCACCCACTTCCTGACACATGGCGGCAGACGGGCCTGGTGGCCAGTGCGACGCTCGCGCCGTACTGCCCGCGCGGCAGGACACCGAAGGTCGAGGACTTTGTTCCGATAGTGAAAGGCCCGCAGCACGAACTGCAGATTCAAGAGGCGTTGGAACAGCTGGCACGAGACTTGGCGGGTGAATAATGTCGACGGTAATCGGACTCGGCGTGCAGTTCTCGGCCAATGCCAACGGCATGACCAAGGGACTGTCGCAGGTCGACAGGCAGCTGCAGAACCTCGGCAAGCAAGCGGCGGCGGCGGCGTCGCTCTTTGACTCGTTCACATCCTCAAGCGGTGC